GTGGTTATCCGCCGAAATCCTCAAACGCACAGGGATGAACGATTCTATTTCGCAGAGAAGGCGCTGCCGAAGTGGTTTTATCTCGGCAGCCAGGAAATGCTCGTCGTGATTCCAAATCTCGGGCATGAGACGGACAAGAAGTACCTCGTCTACCACTATGTCGCCGGGAGGGGGCAGCCCAACGAGAGCACGGCAACGGACAAGCTACCGGTGTCGGCACGCGCGCTGCGTCTTGTGCAGCCGCAATGATGTTCCGTCCGCGTATCGAGTGGGACCGGGCTCAACCCGCTGACGGGGGAGCGGAGGCGGCCGTAGCCGTTGGCTGCTTGAAAAGAAAAAGGGCTTAGCATTGCTGCTAAGCCCTTTCCGTACATCTTGGTAGGCCGTACAGGACTTGAACCTGTGACCAACGGATTAAAAGTCCCGCTTGCGATAACCCGTCAAAGCCTTACCGGGCAAGGGATTCGCTTTCTACGGCGTCTAATATTTCCTGCGATTTGGGGCAAGTTCGCGCCAGTTCCGACGGGCTTCCCGCCGTTTTATTAGACGGCGGTTTGTTGCCGATTCGGTTCAACCGTACCTCGCCATCGGCACTTCACGTAGATCTCGGTCGTCGTTACAGAATCGTGGCCGCAAAGGACCTGAATGCGCTCGAGAGGCACGCCAGCGAGCCACATATCGGTTGCTCCCTTCGCCTTCATGTCGTAGGGCCCGAAGGACTCGAACGGCGCGAGTCCCTTCGCTTCGCGGGCGCGGTTCACCTTGCCGATGTAACGGTGGAGCATTGAGGTCAGGCCGGAATAGGTGTAGGGATCACCGTTACGCTTGTGAATCCATGTCTTGCCTGGTCCTGGCGTCGGTCCCGTGCCTTTCAGATAGGCGAGGATCGCGTCGATTTCTGGCGTCACGGCAATGTCGACAATGGCGCCAGTCTTGCCTTGGTCGTTACGGATCACACGGCGAACAGATCCGTCCGGTTCGCGCTTGTGAACGATGTCTGCCGGTCCCCACAGGATGATGTCCTCCGGGCGTTGCAGGGTTCGATATGTCAGGTCAAGAAGCCCGCGCACCTGAGACGCAGAGACCGCCCACACGGCACGATACTCGTCGTGCTCGACATACCGCTCGCGCTTGGTTTCTTTGTTCCGCTTAACGCCGAGGCACGGATTGGCTTTCACACTGCCCTTTCCGGTTCGAACCAGCCACGTGAAGCATGTGGAAAGACAAGCCTTTTCGCGATTGCCTCGCACGGGTCGGCCGTTTTCTGCGCAGAGGTCAAGGTACGCGCCGATGTGCTTCGGCTCGACGCTCGCGGGGGTCATGCGCCCGAAGTACACCTTCAACGGCTCGACGTCCCGCTTGTAATCGTCGTATGTACGAGGTTTCAGGTAGCCGAGCTGCACACGCTTTTCGCAATGCACGACGAACTCGTCGAGGAAGTACGTCATCGTGCCATACGTCGAGTCGGGATCGTTGTAGAGGTTGCCCTTGCGTTTCGCTTCGGCCAGGTCGGTGCCGAGGCGCTCCCATCGTCCGTCCCGATGCACGTAGTAAAACGCCCCATGCTTGGGGTAGACACGATCGGGCAATCCCAACTCGTTGTTTTTCCGTTTCCGGCCCATTCAACACACCTTGTTTTTGTTGTTCCGCGCGAATCGCTGCAGCAGCGCGGCAGCATTCGGCGACGTCGTTTCGGCAGCGCCGTCACTGCCGACAGACGCTGATTCCCGACCACGCATGACCTGGTCGAAATGCCCGCGGGAGACCAGCGGCATTCCGTTCGGTTTCTGTTTCACTTCGAAGCCGGCCCGCTTGAACCATCGCATGATTGCGGCCGGCTGACGCAGCGGTTCGGCGATCCGGCGCAGCTCGGCGTCCGTGAGGAACGGCGGTGGCACGTTCGCCGATTCGTAGCGTGGGTTCGATGGCACCCACTCAAGATTCTGCATCGCAATCCTTGTCACAAAAAGGGACCACATGCAGCGCAACTCGGGGATTGGGGGATTGCGCGAAATGTGAGCCTAACTAACTGATTTATTTGATTATTCTCCGCCCCTAATTGCCCTCAAATATACGGGGCACCCCTTCCTAATTGAGGGCATAAAAAGTAGGCAGCGTCCGCGATTGAGGGCAAAACGGGCATGACTCGGGGCATTGCGTTCTGGTCAATTCCCTGCCTCTCTTCGTATTCTTTCTTCTTCTTTTTCAATAAATTAGAAAGAGAAGAGAAAGGGGCGACGGCGGCCGGCGAAAAAATCGGACTAGGGGCAAAAGCGGCCCGAATGGGGGCAAAATCGATAGAAGTCGGGGCGGCACTCGCTTCAAGAATCAAAGACTTAGGAGCGGACGTGCCCATAATCCCCGAGTTTTCTGCGCTGCCTGCCCGGACCCTGTGGAAAAATCCGCCCGCGCGGCCCCCGGCCCTCTCGGTTCGCGCTGTTGCCCGGCCGTTTCGACTTGCGGGGGGTACGGGGGGAGCCGGACAGCACGGCGGCCGCGCGACGACGTGCGCCGATTGCTGCGCGCATCGACGCACGCACCGGAAACCCGAATACAGGGCCGCTACGCGGCCAGAAAGAATGAGGGAAGAGGTACGGCCGCACGGCGGCCGCATCGGCTGAGAGGGCGTCATGCTGCGGTTCCTTGCAGTGCGTCGGTGGCCAGGTCTTCGCGGATGGACACGTGGAGGCCGAACGCGGCCAGGCGCTCGAGCGAGATCGGCGTGAGGTAGCGCACGCGGCGCGTGTAGATGCGGCGCTCGACTTCCTTATCGCCGACGATGACGCCAGCGTGCTTGAGTTGCGCCTTGAACACGCGGTCGGATTTCACCGGCAGGCCGTTCCATTTGTCGCGCAGCGCGCTCGTGTGGGCGATGTGGTCCATCACGTGGCCGGTGTTCAGCAGCAGGCAGAACTCGCCATCGACGGTGTCGAAGGTGTACGGGTGCTTGTAGTTGCCGCAGTCCATTTCCGACAGCGCGGTTTCCATGATCCAGACCCACGGTTCGCGATCGGCGCTTGTCTCGGCGATGTGGCCGTTCATTTCGGCGAGCAGGTCGCGCGGGAAGTCGCCTTCGCTCGGGTCCATCCCGGCGAACTCGCACAGGTAGCGCCAGGCGAGCGCGACGGCCGCGTAGTTGCCGGCCATGCGCTTGGCGCCGTCGTCCTCGCCGCTGGCTCGGCAGTTGGCCAGCGCTTTGTCGCGCAGCGTGGCGTACTGCTCGAACACAGTGCGCTTGTCCAGGCCGGCCAGGAACTCGAGCCACTGCCGAACCGGGAAGCGCGGCAGATCGTCGGGCATCAGCGGGCCGCGCTTGCCGGTCAGCGTCGTGCGAACGAGCTTGCCGAGCAGGCTGCGCACCGGCACGTCCTCGCCGGCCAGCATCACGGGCGCGCACAACAGGTATTCCGTCATGTCGGTGCCGCGACGCGTCACCGTGTATTGGTAGTTCTCCTGCAGCAGGCCGACGGCCTTGTCGATGACGTCCTGCCGGCGCGCGGACAGTTCTTCCCATCCGACCGGGTGGCTCGTGTGGCTGATGCTGGTCAGCAGCCGGAATTCGGTCTGCAGCGACTGCCCGGAGAACATCGTGAACGCGAGCGAGCGTTCGAGCCGCTTGATCAGCGTCGACTTGCCCGCGCCCTTGTTCGCCTGGATCGTGAGGTGCGGCCAGAAGCCGAGCAGCGCCTTCAGGTGGCCGCCGAGCGCCCACACGAGCGGGATCGTCGCGGCGTTCTGGCGGAACGTCGTCTGGTACGCGGCGATCACGCGTCGCGCGTCGCTGGCCAGGCCGCTCGGGAACGTCAGGTTGTGATACGGGCACTGCTTGTCCGCTTCGGTGAAGTAGCAGTCCGGGCCTTCGTTGACGATCAGCCGGCCGTCGCGCCACGCGAGCCCGACGAAGTTCGCGGCCTGGCGCGCGCCGAGATCCGCGCCGCGCTCGAGGATGTTCACCATCCGCTTGAACGGCGCGGGCGCCCAGATCGGGCCGAACTTGCCCCACTGGTCGACGTTGTGCAGCTGGTCGTCGAGCATCACGCGGCGGATCAGCTGCGCGCCGTGGCGCGGCGCCTGCACCGACACGGCGAAGTAGACGGTCGGCGCCTGGTCGGCGTCGCCCGTCATCGTCGACGTCGCGCTCGCGACCGACACGCGGCTGATGCCGGCGATGCGGAAACCGCACAGATCTGTCATGACCGGCGTTTCAACGCCTGATTCCTCGTTGCGGTCCATCTTCGTGATGTAGCTGGTGAAGTCCGGCCGTGTGCGAAAACGCCAGTACTGCGCGAAGTCGTGCGACGGCAGGAAGATGCGCGGCCGGCCGCGGCGCGTGCTGTCGCCGGCCAGGCCGGCAATCAGCCACGGTTCGAGCTGGTCGAGCGCACGCTGCAGCTCGGCCGGGCCGCGCAGTTGCAGATAGTCGTTCACGTCGTTGATCGGCTGCTGCGCCGTCGCGCCGTCCGCGAGATCGGCGAGCCAGCCGGCCTGGTCGACCAGCACCGCGCTGATGTTCAGCGCGGTGAGCCGTTCGTGCAGCGCCCACGCGGCTTCCGGGCCAGGGCGGTGGCCTGCGCGCGGGTGGTTGTCCGCGAACGGCGCGTCGTTGTCGAGGCAGATCACGACCTGCTTGCCGCGCAGGAATGCGAAGTCGATGCGCTCGACGTTCGCGAGGCCGCGCAGCGCGAGCGCGGCGGTGCCGGGCAGCGCGCAGGTGTCGATCGACAGCGCGTTGATCGCGCTTTCGACGATGATCACGCGCTTCGCGCTGTCGAGCCGGCGGGCGTCGGCGGTCCAGCCGTAGCCGGCCTTGTCGCCCTGGGTCTGCGTCTTGACGCCGCCGTTGAGCGCGGGGTCGACGTAGCGCATGTCGACCGCGACGACGCGCGCGTCGCCCGGCGCGCGCACGATGAACGCGGCGGCCGGCCCGGCGTGGCCGACTTCGCCGGCGGCGACCTTCGAGCTGGTCCACGTGTTGAAGCCGAGCGAGCGCGCGGCGATCGCGGCATCGAGCGCCGCGGCAGAGATGCCGCGGCCGCCGAGGTATTCGCGCACCTGGTCGCGTTCGGCGAAGCACCGGTCGGCGATGTATTCGACGGTGGATTTCTCGCGGCGCTCGGCCGGCGCCGGTCGGTCGAGCGGGAAGCCGTAGGCGTCGTGCAGGTAGCGCACGGCGTCGGCGACGGACCCGCCACGGGTGTGAATCACCAGGTCGATGCACGAGCCGCCGGCGTCGGCGCTGTGGTCGCGCCAGCCGGTGCCGTGCTTCGGGTGGTTCACGTAGATCGACAGCGACGGGCTCTTGTCGTCGTGCTGCGGCGAGTGGTAGAGCGCCCGGTCGCCGCCGCGGCCGCGTTTCAGGCCGAGGCGGTCGGCGAGGTCGTGCAGGTCGATGCGTTGTTTCAGTTCTTCGATCGAGGCCATCGTTATTGCTGTTGCTCAGTTTGCTGCAGGGGTGTTTCGGTCGGGTTGCCGCTGGTCGGCGGGCTGAACACGATCGCCTTGAGTGCATCGGCCGACTGCGGGAAAGCGAGGGCGAGGCGGTCGCTCAGGGCGGCGACGAACAGGCCGAGCGTGCATTGACGGGCGACGCTGCCGGGGCGGCTGTCGAAGCGCAGGACGCTGGCGGCCGCCGCGATGGCGGCCCGCAGCGCGGCGTCGTGAGGTGTGGTCGTGCGCGTCATGCTGCGGCACCTCCGAGGATGTCGTGATGGTTCTGCTGCAAGCGTTGAACTGCGTGCTGCAGCTCGTAGCGCGAGGTCATCGCCTGGTCGAGCGTGGCGCGCAGGCGGTCGCGGTTGCGGTCAACGTTCGACGTCGCGTTCGCGAGCGCTGCAGTGCGCGTCGCGCCGTGGCCGATCCGGATGCCGGAGGCCAGGTGCGTGACGATCCACTTTTCGGGGTGGCCGTCGCGCACCTGCAGCTCTGCGTGGATGCCGAACGCGGCGTTACCGGTATTCGGGATAACGACGTGATCGCCCGCGACGGTGCGCAGGCCGGCGCTGGTCAGCAGTTCGTAGCGGATGGCGTGTGTCATCGTGCTTTTCCCGTTCGGCAGGCGTGGAAGTCTTCGATAGCTGCGTCGATGGTCTTGTCCCACGCGTCGCCGGTATCGCTCAACCAGTAGCCACCCGGCAGTTCATGGCCGTCCTGAATGTTGTCGCGTGCGTAGCGGTAGCGGTCCGCGCAAAGCTTGTCGTCGTCCGTCACGTTGGTGCGAGGCGCAGGCTGACCGGTATCAGCTTGAGCCGCGTGGTCGACGGCGGTCCGGATCGGGGGGACCGAGAGAAGCGATTCCAGAGCGGCAACGTGTGCCTCGCCGGCAGGATGGCCGGCACATGCGCCGAGAGCGAATTCCAGCGCGGCGCGTTGCGCGGCAGTCAAGTTCCAATTCATCGTCTCTTACCCCCGCGGCGGAACAGACCAGGCCAGCGCAACCATCAGCGCGAGCAGCGCGGCTGCGCCGATGAACAGAGCAGCCGGGCGCGAACGGACGTTGACGAGCTGCAGGGCTACAGCAGCGCCGCGCGCCAGGCCGGCGCCGGCAGAAAGAAGCATCGCCAAAACGCTGATGCCGAATATGTAGTTGTTCATGGTGGTTTCGAAATTGATGATCAGAAATCGGTGTCGCCGCTCGCGAGCCGCTTGAGGTCGCGCGGCGGGCGGGTTGCGATTCGGCGTGCATGTGCGCGCGTGGCGGATTCGATTGCCCGGCGCACGGCCGGCCTGCGCATGCACTTGTCGTAGTCGCCGACCATGTGCAGCCGGTGCCAGGTCGCGCGCAGCTCGAGCTCGGAGGGGGCGGAGTACATGGCGCGTGCGATCAGTGGAGCCAGGTCAGGATTGGCGTGCCGTTCGCGCGATCCCACGAGACGCGGAAGCCAAGCGCAGTTGCCGAGCGGACGAACACGTCGGCGCGCACGTCGGCCGCGGAGATCTTGTTGAGGTAGGCGATGCGCTCGTCATAGGACAGCGATTCAGCGAGCGCAGCGATCGGGGCGGGGATCAGCATTTGCATACGGCCTCCAAGAAATTTCGGGCAAAGGAAGTCCCTCGCGCCCGCGGGAGCGGGTGCGATGGGCGTTCAACGAAAACAGCGGTTAGGGGTTAGGCGTCGATCAGCGGGAGCTGACGCGAATCGGTCGGTAGCCGATCAACCTTGCCGACCGGCACGTAGACGTGCGGATTCGGATTGAGGCTCGGTGCGATCGTGTGAACTGTCGCGACGTGGATCTTGTAGGTCGTCGCGCATTCAACGTTGGTGCACTGGCAATACGCTTCGCGGACGAGAGCGGACAGCGTCCGGCTGGTTCGAATGACGGCACGGCTGCCGCAGTGATGGCACTTCAATTTCATTCCGGTACTCCTACGGGCGGCTGCATTCGCCGCGACCTTGGCGCGCGCATTGGCAGAACATGCCGACCTCGCCGAGGGTCGCAACGGCGTCGAGGTATTTGCGGGTTACACACACGAAGCCGACGGCAGCCACGAGGGTGTCGATCTTGTCGATGACGATGCCCTTGCTGCCGCTCAGGAAACGACTGACCTCGGAGTCGTCCCATCCGAGCGCTGTTTGCACTTCGTGACGTTTCGGGCCATGCAACGCATGACGCAAGGCCGGTTCGATGAGGGCGGGCGGTTGCATCGCTCAACTCCCAGCAAATGAACTTGAGTGCTGTTGATCGGCAGAGTCGCTAACTTTGGAGCGGTACTGCTCCACGCCTTCGAGATAGATCATCCGTGCGACGCTTGAGGTGGATCGGTTTTGCGCTGCGGACAGTTCCTCGAGCGTGCGGCGCTCATCCGGCATCAGGCGCATATAGACGGGTTTGCTCGACAAGACGCCACGCGGGGAGCGCCGGACGGGGGCTTTCTTATTAACCATAGCGGTATACTTCCCTTCGTTAACCTTGCACAACAGCAGAATAGTGGTCATTCGGCCACATGTCAACGTATATGGTGGTCAATTGACCGTTTTTTCGCAAAGGCTCAAAGAGGAGCGCCAGCGTCTCGGGATGAACCAGACGGCGTTTGCTGCCCTCGGTGGGGTGTCCAAGGACGCGCAGCTCAACTATGAGAACGGCTCGAGGCGGCCTGACTCGACGTACCTGGAAGCGGTCGCCGCTCATGGCGTCGACGTTTTGTATGTCCTCACTGGACAGCGGAATGTCACCGCACTTTCGGTCGATGAGGCTGATCTCGTGCGCCGATATCGTGAGGCGCCAGAGGCGGTGCGCGCCGCGGCGCTCGCAGCACTGGCTGCCGGCGCGACGCCGAGCAGGTATCAGCAGAACTTCGAGGGTGCGACCATTGGTCAGCAAGTCGCAGGCGACGTTACGACGCCTTTCACGATCAACATGGGATCTGCGCGCAAGAAGAAGAAGGGCAACAACTGACGCACCGAATTAACGGATCGCAGTGACGGCGGGGCCAGCCGTAGGAGAAGAAAAAGTAGATGGTGCAGAAATTCAGCGGCGAAGTCGGCCAGGTGGCCGGCCGAGACGTCAAGACCAGCAATGCACAGGCAAGCGTCAATATTCACCTTCACGGTGAGTTAGCGGCGAAGCGACACATCAGTGTTAAGCAGCGGCGCGCGATCGGGGCGAAGGTGTACGAGCTCGAAGCGAAGACGGGGGTTGAGAAACTCATGGTCTATCGTCGGCTCATGGCCGTGTTCGACTTCCCGAACATGGAGCAGATGCCGCGTGACGTGTTCGATCGTGCAATGCGATATTTGGACTCGTGGGTACGGAACGGTACGACAGGCCCGACACCCTTGACTGATGCGCAGCCGGAATCGAAGGAGCGCGTCGCTCAGTCAAGCGCGCCGCGCGCGGCGAACGAACCGAAACGACCCCAGCCCGTCATGAATGACGTTGCGCCGGCAGTAATTGCGATCCCAACCGAGCAAGTTGTGTCTGCTCCACGGCCTGCAGCGCCAGTAGCTTCGGCGAAGGAGCAAAAGTCGTTGTTATGGCTCGTGGTCTCCGGCGTATTCGTCTGCGCAGCGGTCGGCGCCGCGCTCCTTTACGGCGTCGCAAGTCGGCCGACCGAAGGGACTCAAGCCGCCGCGTCGAACATATCGTCGCACTGCGAGTATGCGGGCAGCCGTTACTCGGTTGGTAGCGTCGTGATGCAAGCCGGTGTCCGGCAGCAGTGCACATCGACAAGCGATGGTATCGAGTGGCAGAAAGTCGAACCGTCTCACAGACGGTGAAACATACCGCCGCACAACAATTTCCAACAAGCGCAAACGCGCAATTGATACGAGGGTCCAATGAAAAAGTTGCTCAAAATCGTCCTTGGTGGTGTGCTCGCACTCATCATCATCGGTGTGATATTCGGCAAGAAGCCGGCTCCCGGGACGTCGTCCACGTCGAACCCTGTATCCGAGACGTCGACAACTTCGAGTTCTGAAACAGAGTCGAAAAAGCCCGTTGAAAAGGTCAGCGTCACTGCATCGGCGCTCTTCGCGGCATACGAAAAGAACGAGGTGGCCGCGGACCAAAAATACAAGGGCAAGGCCCTGTCGGTGAGCGGTACGATTCAGAGCATCGACAAGGATGCGTTCGACAATATCGTGGTGAAGCTGCGATCCAGTAACGAATTCATGCCCGTCAACGCGTACCTGAGCAAAGAGCACGAAGCACTTGCGGCGTCGCTCGAAAAAGGCAAGAAGGTGACGTGGACCTGCGAAGGTGATGGCCGCTTGATCGGTAGCCCGATGTTGCGCGATTGCACGCCGACGTAACAGTCGATGCACGAATGAACTGAAGCCCGCGATCGCGGGCTTTTTTGATGCGGCGGGCAAACGCCGTACGCGTCGAGGGTGCTACTCACCCTCTTCGGACTCAATCTCCGGCACCTCGCTCGCCTTGACCTCCAGATCGAGGTCCGATGTAAATCCGCCGTTACCGTCGATCGTATGTGTAACGCGCGCGATGATCCAGTTGCAATCGTCGATGACACGTTTGTAACCGCGCACGGTTACAGGTAATTCGGTCATCAGCTCGGGCCGGCCGAGCGCCAGCACGACGCTGAATTCCGCGACGCCGCGCTGCAGCTTCTCCCATTCCGCCTTCGCCGCGCGCGTCGCATTTCCCTTGTTCGCATACGTGTGCCGCAACGTCTTCACGTTCTCGGCCGTGCCGAACAGCACCTCGCCGCTCTTGTCGATCGGCTTCTTCTTCGTCGTGCGCCGCCGGCGCCGCTTCACGGTGGTCGACTGTTTTTTCGCGGTGCGCGTGTTCAGATAGAACGCCTGCACGCCGGAGTACGTGTCGCGATCGGCGACGCCGAACTCGTGACGATCGCCGACGTCGCGCGTGATCGTGACAGCGGGCAGCGGCTTGCCGCTCGCGGTGGTCGCTTCGCCGGCCTTGATGAACAGCAGCAGCCCGTTCTTCACGGTGGCGATCGCGTCGAACATCTTCGCCAGGCGCGACAGCAGATTGGCGTCTGATTCGGCCGTCTGGTCGATGTGGTCGACGAGCTGCGCGTCAAGGGCCTTGCTGATGCGCGCCTCGACCTTGTTCTGGCTCGCGATCGCGCGCACGATCGCGCCGACCGTCTGCCGGTGCCAGGACCGCTCTTTCTTGATCGACAGGCCCGCGCGCAGATCGACGCTGCGCGCGCGGATCGTCAGCACGTCGGGCGTGCCGGTGTGCCGCACTTCGTCGACCATGAATTCGCCCTTGTCGACCAGGCCGTTCGCCGCGCCAGCCCAGCCGATCGCAACCTTCAGCGTGACGCCGCGACTCGGGATCTCGAGCGCGCCGTCCGAATCGTCGAGGCTGATGTCGAGCTGGTCGGCCTCGAAGCCGCGGTTGTCCTGCAGCGTCATCGAGATCAGCCGGCCGTTGAACTTGCGCGAGATGTCCTTGCCGTTCAGCGTGATCGAGTAAATCGCGCGCGGCACGCGATCGTCGGCAAACACGGTCTTCTGTACCAGATCGGCGCCAGGGATGTCGGCCAGGTTCATAGCGAGATCGCCCCCTTGATGGCGTCGGTCACGATGCCGAGCATGTTGAGATCGTCGTTGCGCGTCAGCGCGATTGTGAACTCGATGCGCCGCGCGGTACCGTCGTTGAAAAACAGCGTGCGCGTCGTATCGATGTTGTCGATCGTGAACATGCCGTAAATATGGCCCGTGCCCTCGATCAGCGGCCAGGCGGTGTGCATGGCAGCCATTGCCTCGAGGGCGGCGAGGGACAGGTCGCCGCCCGTCAGCTCGGGCAGCAACACGCCGGACAGGCTGATGGTTTCGTCGTCCTCGCCGACGTACTGCCGAGCGGGTTTTTTGCCGACGCGGTTGTTGCTGGCGAAGCGCCAGCCGCGCCGGCGCTTCAGCTCCTGGTAGGGCAGGGTCGACAGGCTGAACACGAACAGCCCGAGCGCCATCATCATGAGAACCTCTCCTTCAATCCCGATCGCGCAGGCGCGAGCGCTCGCGCGCGGCCTGCACGGCCTGTTCCTGGCGCATTACCTGCAGCACCTTCTGCGCGAGCGCATTCTCATCCATGCCTGGCGCCGCGTACACGTTGATCGTGATCGGCCCCGGCGCGCTCGGCGCGCGAGTGACGGCTGCAGCTGTGAGCGGCGGTCGGCTGTCGACGGTCGGCGGTGCGCCGCCAGCGATCGCCGCGCCCGTGATGCCAATGCCGGCGCCGGCGGCGACGATCCGCTTGCCGACCTCAAGCACGGTCGACAGCGGCCCGGCCTGCCCATCGCGCAGACCCTGCTCGAGGCCGGCCATCGTGAAGCCGCCGAGCGCGGCGAACACGCGGCTCGGCGAATGGATGCCGAGCTTTTCCTTGAACCAGCTGATCACGCTATCGCCAGCTGACTGGATCGCGGCTTTCACATCACCCAGGCTGTTCGAGATCCCGTTCGCGAGCCCTTGCAAGATTTGCTGACCGAACGTCGTGAATCGTGTCGGGAGGTCGACCCCGAACCAGGACAGCACGGCGGCGAAAGCGCGATAGAACAGCCCGAGCGGCGACCAGTTCAGTATCAGTGCGCCGATCGCGCCAATGCCGCCATTCATTGCCGCGCTTGCTTCTGCCATGACCTCATTGAATAGCGTGGGCAACGCGCCAATCCCGCGTGCGAGGAGCTCGAACGGCGCGAGCCCGAGGCGGAGGCCGAAGGCAAGCAACTGGCCGAATGACCGGCCGGCATCGCCGGCCGCGCGCAATTGCTCGGCACTCGTCGAAGCCGGTTCGAGGAGCTTGGCGAACCAACCGGCGACAGACGAAAGCATGCCGGCGAACCAATCCCACAGCGGCTTTGCTGCGGCGAGCGCTTCACCAATCGGAGCAAATGCTCCTGCGAATGCTGCGCGCACGGGTGCCAGCCCTTCGCCGATCGCGGCGAACATGCCGCCGAAAAACGCTTTGATCGGCTCCCAGTACTTCACGATCAGGAGTGCGGCGATCGCAATCGCCGCCGCGACCAGTCCGATCGGCGACGTGAGGAAGGCGCGGCCGACGAGCAATAGAACGCGACCGAGGGCCTGCAACGACGCCGCAGCCAGGCGCACGCCATTCGACACCAGCCCGCCGCGCATGCCGAGCATCGTGAGGCCGAATCGGACGATCGCCATCGGCCCGAGCACGGCCGCCAGCGCGATCGTCAACGTGCCGAGCACGGCGAGCAGCGCGCCGAGGCCGGCCGCGCCGATCGCGACCGCCCGCGTGAAATTCGGGTATTCCTTCGCGAAGCCGAGCAGCCGCTCGAGCACGCTCGTCGTCAGCTCGAGCGCCCGGTTGTACACGGGCAGCACCTGCTCGCCGATCACGGTGCGCAGATTGCGCACCTTCTCAAGCGCGATCAGCTCTTTACCTTCCGTCTGCTTCTGCGCCAGCTCGTGCAGCTTGTCGATGCCGTATGCGCCACGATTCAGTTTCTCGTTCTTGTGAATCTGCTCGCGCTGCATGTACATCGTGGCGAACAGGTTCGCGCCGTTACCGTTCGTCATGATCGTGGAGAATTCCTCCAGAATCTTGGCGTCCGACGTGATGCCCTTGGCCTTCAGCTTCGGCAGCAGCACCTTCTCCATCCACTCGAACGGCGACGCGTTGAAGAGGTCGCCCTGGATCAGCGCGCCGGGCTTGATGCGCTTCACGTTGCCGATCGTGTTGTACTCGACCGACTTCTTGTCGACGAGCCCCAGCTCGACCAGGCGCTTCGCCGCGCGCACGGTGGTCTTGCCCTGCATCAGGTTGCTGTACGCGGCCTGCACGCCGGTGCCGGCGGCATGCCCGCCCATTTCCTGAATCAGCGGCTCCATCTGGTAGTAGAACGCGTCCTGGCGCATCTGCTTCGCGGCGACCTTGCCGGTCTGGATGAAGTTGCGCCACTCGTCGCCGCCGACGCGGCCGCCCGTCGCGGTCAGCACCTGCTGGACCATGTTCGCTTCGCCCTTGAACGCTGCCTCGCTTTTCGTGCCGCCGCGCAGCTCGATCACCTTCAGCATGTTCATGAACTTTTCTTCGTTCTCGTGCCCTTGGCCGGCGCCGAACATCGCCTCGTTCGCGAACTTCATCTTCGCGAGCGTCGGCATCACCATCTGCGCGTGATGTTCGTCCGCGAAGATCGACATCGCATCGCGCATCAGCGTCATGTTGTCGGCGATCGCGACGCCGGGCGATTTCATCGCGCGCACATAGCGCTCGGCGTCCTGCGTCGCGTGGTCGCCCAGGCCGAGCCCCTGGATGCGGCCGCGCTCGTTCTGCACCTTCTTCGCCTCGGCCAGAGGTTCGCGTAGATCGTTGAGGATGTGCGAGCCGGTCGCACGCGCGGCGTATCCGCCGATCGCCAGCTCGGCCGCTGCGCCGCGTGCGGCGCCCATCTTCGCGCGTGCGTCCGCGACGCGCTTCTGACGGGCGTTCAGCGCGTCGAGCCGGCGCGCCTGGGCGTCGATCGCGCCGGTCGTCGCGGCGATGTCGGTGCGCAGCGTGCGCTCGTGCTGCGAAAGATTGCGGGTATCGACGCCGGCGCGGCCGAGCCGGTTGCGCAGCTCGTCGACGCTGGCGGATTGTTTCTTGAACGCGGCCCCCAGCTTCGATGCGGCTTGCCGTGCCTTCGCCAGTTCGGCAATCATCTGCTGGGACGGCGGCCCGGCCGCGCGCAACGACTGCGCGAGTTCCTTGACCTTCTTCTGGGCGTCGGCGAGCTTCGTCGAAGTTTTGTCGAGCCCCGTGCGCATCTCGCGGAACTCGCCGATGCGCCGCTGCGTGTCGTTGAGTTCCTTGAGCCGCGCGCGGGTGTCACGCAGATCCTTCGCGAGCGTACGATTGCGGCCGGCGATCTCGCGAATCGGCCGGCTTGCGTGGTCGAGCGCCTTGAGAACAACCTCGAGGCGCAGGGAACGGTCGCTCATGCGTCGCCTTGTTCGTAGCGTTCACGTGCGCGCTCGCGCCATGCCATCAGATCGGGCAGCGGCATGGCGTCCATCACGTCGGGCGACCAGTGGAACACGAGCGCGATATCGGCCATTACGTCGGCGACGTCTCGAGGGAGACGTCCACCTTCGACGAGTTCGGCAGCAAAAAACCGGCGACCTCCGTGCCAAGCTGCAGCAGGTCGGCCGGGTCCATGCGCAGCACGTCCTGGTCGGTCAGCGTCGGATTGCTGATGCGCGGTAGCACCTTCGAGAGTGCGATTACGTCGAGCTGCAGCAGGTCGGTCAGCGCAACGCCGCGCAGCGCGCCGGATTGCGGCTTGGTCAGCGTGATGGAGCCGATTTCTTGCTCGCCGCGGCGGATCGGGGTGTCGAGCGTGATGACGGCGGTTTGCTTCGATTGCATGGTGTGTTTCCTGAATGGGTAGAGGGGAGCGGGTTACAGGCCGAGCGCGCGGCGCTGCTCGGCGAGCCGATCGACGCCGCCGACGATCTCGACGAAGTTGGGAATGTCGATCTCGATCAGCGTCTCGCCGTTGGACACGAGGCGGTAATACGACAGCGACATCGTGCCGGTCTGGTCGGCGTTGTCGCCGGCCTTGGCCTTGCCGGGGTCGATTTCCTTGTAACGGCCGCGCACGTACACCTCGACCGCGTCGACCTCTTCGGTGTCGTCGCGTTGATAGGAGCCGGCGAAACGCACGGTGACGCCGTCGACCTTCGACGTGCCCCAGGTCTTGAACATCTCTTTCATGAAGCCGCCCATCGTGAGGCCCAGTTCGAGCTTCTCCATGCCGAGGTCGATGTCGACCTCAGCGTTCATGCCGCCGCCGCGATACGCTTCCATCTTGCGCGACAGCTTCGGCAACTGGATTTCCGGCACCTCGCCGACGAACGAGACGCCGTCCTCGAACACGTTGAAATTCTTGAGTTTGGATGGCAGAGCCATTGCGTTTTCCTATGGTGAGTGGCGGGCCGTCAGACGGCGATGCTTTCCGCGAACTTGACCAGGTAGCGGTCCGTGATGCGTTGGCGGAACGTCAGGTCCTCGAGCGGCGGAACCGGGCAGAAGTCGTAGTCGATGAAGCCCTGGCCGGCCTTGAGCGATTCCTTCTCGTTGGCGGCCGGATCGAACCAGCACTGGCCGTCGATCAGGTAGCCGGCCGTCTTCCACGCGCGGAACTTCGCGTTCACGCCGTCGACGATGTCGCGCATCAGCGTGCGGCTCATCGGTTGGTCGACCGCCCACATGTGCGCTTCGGCCATCGTGTCGGCGATCACCTGCGCGCTGCGCACGTAGTTCTCGAACGCCCACAGCTTGTCCTCGGAGCAGGTGCGCGAGCCCCACAGACGGTAACCATTCGCGTTCACGAGCGTGGTGACCTCGTGACTGTTCAGGTAGCCGGCGTCGGTGTTCGGGTCCTGCAGGTCCCAGAACACGTCGCGGCTGATGCCGGTGACACCGTTCACGACGACGTTCGAAATCGTCTTGTGCCAGCCGGTCTCTTCGTCGATCTTCGCGCGCATGCCGAGCGCGCGCGCCGTCGCCCAGGTGATGTCCTCGGCGTTGGTCGCAGTGTTCCAGTTCACGAAGTCCGGCCAGATCGTCATCAGCTCGCGCTGACCGAAATTCGCGCGGTAGGCGACGGCTTCTTCCTTGGTCTTCGCGCCGAACGCGCTGACGTAGCCGAAGCCGCGCAGCTTCTGTGCGACCGTCGCCAGCTCGGCTGCGACGGGGAGCGTATCGAGGCCCGGACAGCCGAGCACGCGCGGCTTGACGCCGAGCCGGCTCTTCGCGGCGAGCAGCGCCTTCATGCCGGTGTACTGGCCGTCCGCCGTGGTGGTGCCGATCACGTTGCTCGTCGTTGCGTCTGCATCCTTGCCGGCCGGCACGCGCACGGCGACGATCAGCGGTGAGGTTTGCGCGGCGATCGCGTCGAGCGAACGTGCGAGCGTGCCCTTCGTGCCGGCGCGGCCGATCGCGGCCTGCACGTCCGTGATGAGCACGGGGCGGTTTTCGGGGAAGGTGGTCGCGTCGGCGTCGTCGCCGGTGCTGACCAGGCCGATCACGGCCGTGCTGACCGTGCGGATGGGGCGCGTACCGTCATTGATTTCAATGACGCGTACGCCGTGGTGGTAATCAGAAGGCATGCAATCTCCCGGAAGTGAGCCTCCCGAAAGATTGCCTTCCGCGCGCGCGGAGATCACGCGCGGAAGGTTGTACAGCGACAGGGTACAACCGAAGCCGCTGCAGGATGTCGCTATGCCGCGACGGGCAGCGTATCCAGCTCGGCCAAGCGCGCTGTCGCGACCTGGTGATAGACCGGTTCGAGCTCGCAACCGATCCAGTTCAGGCCGGCGCCCTTGGCCGCGGCGAGGAACGTGCCGGACCCGGCGAACGGGTCCAGGACGACGCCGCCGGCCGGCGCCAGGCGCACGACGTCGCGCGCGAGCTGCGCCGGCTTCTCGGTCATGTGGCGCTTGGGGTGCGCCAGGCGCTCGGAGAACACGCCAGGCAGATACACGTCGGCGCGCCGCACCGCGCCCTTCGTCGCCCAGACCAGGAACTCGGTCTGCTGCGCGAAGCCGCCGGCACGCGGCCGCGTGCGGCCGCTCGTCTTGTCCCATACCGCGACACCGCGCCAGGTGAAGCCGGCCGCCTGGATTGCATCGGTGAGGCTCGGCAACTGGCGCCAGTCGACGAAGCAGGCGAGGTGGGCTTCGTTGCGGCTGACGCGGTAGACCTCGGCGAGCCACGTCATGCACCAGAATGTCCACGACCGTTGATCCTTGCTGTCGTGCTGGAATTCAGGATAGACGGTTTTGACGTCGCCGCCGATGTACTTGCTCGATGGCACCTGGCTGCGCGACGCGCTCGTTGTGCCGCCGGACGAGTAGGGCGGATCGGTGAGCGTCAGGTCGACGCAGCCATCGGGCAGCGCGCGCAGGATAGACAATGCGTCGGCCAGGTGCACGCGGTTGATCAGGTCAGCGGAGATGGTGTGTTGCATGGGGCGATTCCCTTGTGTCGGAGGCTCGTTGGCCTGCGGGTAGGGGGCTCGCGGCCCTCAGAAAATTCATTGCCCGACAGCGCGGGCATTTGATGGTGAGCCGGACATATTCGCCGGCTCCAAGTTTTCGATTACAGCTTCCGCAACGGATGTCCTGCATGGGGTGATTCCTGCTGTGCTAGGATGCCGGCGCCTCTCGAGAGGTGTCGCGGCCCGAGCCAATCCTGCAGGCGTGCTCTGCGGGTGCGGGGCGTGCGTGATGTTGCTGCATCGCGCACGTCGCCGCGTCCTTTCCTTACTGCTTTTCCTTCTCCGTTGCCGTTGGCGGCGGTGCCACATATGGCGCCGGCATTTCGGGCCACTTCACGGCATCCGGGAACGTATCGACCTCGATCGCCGCGACGAGCGCCAGCTGGTATGCCGACCAGGCTTTGAAGTAGTAGATGCCTTCGTCGTTGAGCATACCCGCGGAGTATGCGTCGGCCTTGCCAGCGTTCTCACTGCGCGCGACCCCCATCAGCCTGTTGAACTCGGCCATCGCGGCGTCGCGCTTCTCGCGTTCGATCAGTTCCGGCGGAACGGTCCAGGCGCCGTTGACCCACGCGTGACGCGGCGACGGCCGCGGTTCGGTCGTGAGGCCGAGGTCGCTTGGTGTCTTGCCCGCGATCGCGATTTCGACCGACTCGCCGTTGTCCGTTCGGTAGCAGATACGTCCGCGGTAGTCCGGCATCAGGAGCCAGGCACCGTCGCGGTAAAACGGCCAAGTCGTCGGAGTGCGCGGCGGCGGCATATCGACTGTTGCGGATGACGGGATGAGCCAGCGTTCGTCATTGCGCGGGTCCGGGTCGGGTTGGCTGCTGCTCAGGTATTCGCCGGTCGATGGGTTGTAGTGGTGAATCAGCATGTTTCGAGGTCCAAGTTAAAAGGCGCGGATCATCGCGAGCAGCGCGACGTTGCGCGGTCGCGCTTCGTTTGCACCGTCACCGTTGACGGTAATGGCGTGGCTGTGGCGGCCGGCGCCGCCGATACCTACGTTGTGGGCGTGGTTGCCGTCTCCGTTCAGCCAGATTCCCGTTCCGGAACCGTTGAGCCAGATTCCGGTACCTGCACCGTGGGTCGGGAACGCGGTGCCATCCACGCCGAAACGTGTGCCGCCGCCCCCGGAAAACTCGCTGGTTCCGGTGCCAAGGTACGAGCCGCGGCCGGTAGCTGAAATGTTGATCGCTCCGTGCACGTGCCCTGGGTCGTTCACGCCGTGGTTATGCCCCGGATCGTTCACGCCGTGACCGTGCCAGCCCTGCGTGTCGGTCCACGCCGAGTGTGCGTGATCGCCGACTTCGCTCGCGCTCGCGCCGTGGCTGTGCAAGCGGTTCGTGCTGTCCTGCCACGAGCCGATCATGCGATCTTTGTCGATGCTGCGGGCATCGTCCCAACACCGGATGAACTCGCCGCGCATCTCCGGGAGACGGAAGGTCGTTGCTCCGTCTCCGGTCGAGAAGCATGCGAAGCGGCCCTTCTGCCATTCGTCGTCCGACACGAGCGCGCCGCTGGCCTGCGCATATGCCCACAGAGCGGGATAGTCCGCACGATTCACGACTGCGCCATTGGCCTTCACGAAGCCGGCGCGAACCGTCGTGCGGGGCTCGAATACGATTTGACCGATCGCCGTCGTCGAGATGGCGGCCAGCACCCATTCCGTTGTGGCGAGCCGCGTAGAGCGATCACCGGTAGGCGGCGTCGGGCCTGTTACGGCCTGGTCGAATGCGGCGAGCGACGGGGTGAATCGCAACACCGTCTGCCCTTTGCTCGCGACGTCGAAGCTTCCATCGCCCGTGTGATAGAGGCCGGTGCCGTCGTCATTCGCGAAGGTCAGGGACGGGCGGCCGCGGCCGCCTTCCGCGAGGACGACGCGCTTGTCCGGCGCGAATGCGAGGTCGCCGCCCATCGTGCCGCCCTTCGTCTTGTCGAGCGGGTTGAGATTGCCCTCGTGCCAGACCGACTTGTCGTTGATGCGGAAGGTCCGATCAGCGAAGACGTATTGGAAGCGGCCTTGCGTCGACGACCAGAAACCGGCGCCTTGCTCGTTTCCGTAGAAGTAGCCGTCGTTTTTCCCGAGCGCGAGATGGCCTTCGCCGGTCGCGCTACGTACTGCGATACGGCCAGCGACCTGAAGCTCCGACGCGCCGTCGTCGATCGTCGAGCCGACGATCAGGCGCTTCGGCAACGTCACGGCGAGCGTTCCACGGTTGACGATCACGGCGGTGCCCTGGGTTTTGCCGTCGTCCGCAAAGCCGTTGATGCGCAAATTGCTACCAGCGCCGGTGCCGTCTTCCGCGTCGTCGTCCTTGAAGATCGAGAACCGATTTTTGTCGCCGGACAGGAAATGGAGGGTCGAGAACGAGCCGGCACCGCCGTCCAGGTACAGCGCACGCGCCCGGCCGCTACCGGTCGCTTCCATGTCGCCGGCAATCCTGACGCCGCCAGATGCAACGTTTACCGGGCCGGTGAACGTCGCGCCGTCGAGCGCGGCGTAGCGCTTCGCTGCGGTCTTCGGCGTCACTGCGCGCGTATCGTCGGTGCCGTCGTCCACTTCGGCCTGCGTAGCCAACTCGACAACGCCCTTCCGCTCGGTGGTCGCCGGCGGGTTCAGGAACGTGGCGGGGCCGAACTGAAGCTGCGCGGCGTCGATCGACGCGAACACGATATCGCTCGCCAACAGCAGCATGGCCGATGGTGATTTCTCAAGGATTGGCGTGCGTTGCACGTAGACGCCGAACAGCACGCCGTTGTCCAGGTACAGGCCGAAGGCGTACAGCGAATACTGGTCGTCCGAATCGTCCTGGATGACGACGTGCACGGTGTCCGGCGCGACGTTTTCGCCCCCGAACGTCGTCACGCGTTTGCGCTCGTTCGGCAGCGCCGTCATGCCCTTGTCGAACGGGAATGCTGCGGTTCCGATGCCGATTTCGACGACCCGGCGCGCAACGGTTCCAGTGTTGCCGGCTGCGACGAGCGCTGCGCGGCCGGCATCGGTAATTTGAATCAGGGTTCCAGCCATGTTCAGGTTTCCGAGAGGGATAGGCGGCGATAGACCGCGGGGCGTGCGCCGACGCCGATCCGCTGCGTGCCGATCGCGCTATAGCCCTGCTTGAAGATGTAGTGCGCGGTACCGCGCTTTGCGCGATCGACTTCGGCGCGGATGTCCGCGACGTATTCGGCCGTGGCCGGCACGCCGTCACGGCTGCCGACCGTGAGCAGAATTTCGAACGTCCCGGGTTTGCCGCGCGGTGTCAGCTCGAACCACTCGCGCATCGCGACATTCGCGCCGAAGGACGCGCACACCTGGCGCACGGCTTCCGCCGTGCCTTTGACGCGTGCGATGCGGATCGCGGTTTTCACGCGGGCGCGCTTGACCTGTTCGGGCCAGTAGTCCTTCCAGGTTTCGACGCCGACGTGCCAGGCGAGCCACGGCAGGAACGCGAGCGGGATCTTGTCCGGGTCCATCAGCGTGCCGATATCGACCGGGATGTTGCCAATGCCGGCGTTGGCCTGCGCGATTCGCCGTTCCAGCACGGTTGCGTTCGGGGGGAGCAGGCTATTCATCCGCCACCCCGCCGTCGATCAGCTCGATCCCGATGCAATACGGCGCCTGTTCGCCGGTCACGGCGACGCCGCCGGCGGGCGTGTCGAGCAACACCTTCTGCACACCCGCGACGCGCATCGCCGCATGCAGGCCGTCGACCGTCACTTCCATGCCGATGCGGTGCATGTCGGTCGCGAATTTCGCCGTGCGCTTGTTCGCTTCCGCGAGTGCGACGGCGCGATCGGGACCGGAGAAGAAGCGCAGCGTTGCGCGGATCGTGTAGCGCACAATCTTGGCGCTTTGCACGATCACTTCGTCGGTTTGCGGGCGTACCTTTTCCAGCGCCTTGCGAACGATGCCGACCAGCTCGTCGCTTGCCGTCCCGTCGCCTTCGCGCGACAGGATCGTGACGACCATCACGCACGGCTCCGGGCTGTAGGCCGCCGCGGATTGCACGCGTCCGTCCGCGGCGCGTGCGTGGAACACGTACGCTTCGTCGGGGCCGGCGACAGAGAAGCCGCGCGGCGCGAGCTGGACGCGCTCGCGCAGGTTGTCGTCGTCCTCGTAGACCGGATCGATGCCGTTCTCGGGATCACCAGGCGAAACCATCAGACGCGCGACGTCAAACAGGGCCGCGAGGTGCTCGAGCGTCGCGCCGCGCGCATACGCGAGCAGCAGGCCGCGCGCCTTTTCGTTGACGAGCGCGCGCAGCAACATCTCGGCGTACGCGCTTTCCTGCAGCAGCTTCACGATCGGTTCCGATTCGAGCTCGAGCGCTGCGGCGACTTCGGCCTGCTGGTCTTTCGGGTACAGGGAGATCAGGCGCGCCTTCCGCGCGGCCAGGATCGTTTCGTAGTCGAGTTCGTCGACGATGTCCGGCGCCGGGAGCTGCGACAGATCGATCGGTGTGGTTCTCATGCGGCACCTCGACCATTCGTCGCCGGCAGGCGCATGGAGAAGGCCGTGCCGGCGCGCGGGCCGTCCGTGCGCTCGCCTTGCAGCTCGAGCACGGCGCCGCCGTCGATGCCGGTGCTACCGAAATCGACCTGGTTGACCTGAATGCGCGGTTCCCACCGGGCCAGCGCCATGACGGACGCCGCCATCACGCGCATGCGCATCAGCGGATTGACCGGGCCGTCGATCAGCTCGGGCAGCAGCGACCCGTAGTCGCGACGCATCACGCGTGTGCCGAGCGGCGTGAACAGGATGTCCGCGACGGACTGCTCGATGTGGGCCTGGCCGCCGATCGCGCGGCCGGTGCGTGCGTTCATGCCGATCATCCGCGCCCCTTCGACGTGGTGCCGCCCATCGAGTCGATGTGCGTGTGACCGTCGACCGACACACCGTTCGATCGCAGTGTGCCGCCCTCGTGCGTGATGTTGCCGCGCATGATCGTGCCGACGTCGCCGCCTTCGCCGGCGAGACCGGCCATGTACGACAGCAGCTTCATGACGGTTGCGGCGCCCTTGATCGTGACGTCACCGGTGAAGATCACCTTCGGCATGTCGATCGTGAGCGTGCCGCTGCCCTGGACCGTGGCCGTCTTGATACCGGTGACGGCGAGGTGTCCGGTCACGGCGTCGTACGAAACACGCGCTCCGTCCGGATAGACGCGCAGGTGTTCGTTCGGATTGGAGCTCGGCGCGTCGTGGCCGTCGCAGTAAACGCCGGGCAGGAAGAGGCCCGTCGTGGGCTCGCCGGACGGGCAGAAGAGCAGGCCCGGCTCGCCGATCGACGGCGGGTCCCACGTGATGCTGTTGCCGGTGCGCTGCGCGAGCCAGCGAATCCAGTCAGTTTGCAGGCCGCCGGATTCCACGCGCACGCGACGGGCATCGTGATCGACATCGATCACGGTGCCCTCGCGCAGCAGGCTTTCGAGGCGACGGTTCAGGTCAGCAAAATCATCCATGCGGCGAGGATGCCGCGCGCGCGGGAGCGGGTCACGCGAAAAGGGTTGTACACGGCCGGTTAACAACCCGGACCTGATGAAAACCGGCCGTGCGTCGCGTTACTGCGACAGGAAGTCGAGGACGACGTCCGCGATTCGGTCGATATCGGGGTCGGCCAGGCCGAGCAGCTCGCGCGCCGGATACTGGACAACCGGGCCGTTGCGTTCGACGCGATCGCGCAGGCCCTCCTGGTGGACGCGCGCGATGCGCTCGACCTGGCGCGTGAAATGCAGCACCGACGCGTCGGCGCTCGAGGCCGTTTTGAGGAAGCGGGCGGTGCGCAGCTTCGCGAACATCGCGCGCCGGATGCGGCCCTTCTTGCGTCGGGCCTGCGGCTTGCGCGGTGCGTACCGGCTGCCGTCCGGATTGCGCGCCTCGGCGATGCGCCGCGACTGGCGCCGGCGCAGCTCGGTCGCCAGCGTCTTCGCCAGGCGCGCGCGCTGCGCGCTCGTGAGCTGGCCGAGGAGGCCTGCCGCCCAATCCTCGGCGCGGGACAGTCGGTCGGCCATCAAGTCCCCGCGATCGGCGGTTCGCCGAAGTGGCGCATCTCATAGCCGTCTGCTTGCTCGATTACGCCGACGCGCTCGGTCAGCTTCAGCAGGATTTCGACGTCGGACTTGCCGTTGTCGAGCAGTTCGGCCTGGAACTTGAACCCATCACGGCAGAGATCGCGGTTGAGCAGCAGCTCGGGCTGGTTGATCTTCAGCCAGGCGATGATCGGCACCATCAGGTGATCCGAGTGCCCGGCGTAGTCCGTCACGACGATGTCGAGCGTGTACGCATATTCGAACGACAGCGAGTGCGCTGCGGTGACGGCAATCGACCCGTGTTCGATGAAGATGTGCAGCCGGTCAGGATCGCGTGCGAACTCCGGCAATGATGCTGTGAGCGCCGCGCGCAGGCTGTCGGGCTTGTTCATGGTGCCTCCGGCACGATGTCGCGCACGCGCGCCTGCAGCGCGATCAACTGCTCGGTGTTTTCGTGACAGGTGGTGTAGTTGCCCGCGACGGTGGCGGCGACGGCAGAGAGCGCAATGCCCGCGGGGGCCGCATCAGCGCTTCCGGGATCGCCCACTGGCACGTTGGCGACGGCGGCGTCGTGCACGCGCACAAACCCGACAGGAACAACGCAGGCACGATCAGCTTCGCGATCCACATAAACGGGAACCTCTTTGATGATGGTGTCGCCCTTCTCGCGGACGACCTGGACGCGGTCGACGTACTGGGTGACGACCTTCACGTCGCGGCGCGCCGCGTCGCGCTCGGCCGTCCGGTCGCGCACGTCACGCGCGAGTGCGTCGACGCGCTGGCCGGCGTCGACCAGGCGCGCATGCTGAACCGCGATGACGACGGCCGCGCCGGCGAGCGCGATCGCGCCGACGACGAGGATGCGAGCACTGGCCGTCATGCAGCCGCCCGGCTGTAGCGATCGAACGCCCGTTCGAGCTTCACGTCGTACAGGTTCTCGGCGTACGCCTTGCCGTTGTACAGCTCGGCGAACTTCGCCCACTTCCGGCCGCGCAGCGCGGCGAGCAGCGTCTTGTCGGCGAGAATGAAACGGACGAACGCCTCGAGCTGTTCGGCCTCGCTGGCCTTCATCGCGTCGACGAACGCGAACACGTCGGGGTAGCCGAGCGCGTTCCAGTGAAAGCCCATGATCTGAAACGCGCCCCAGCTCGTCGCCTCGAGCGCGCACGCGGCCGAAATCTGCGATGCGCTCGCCAAGCGCGCGTATTCCGCCGCGTTGCCGGCGTAGCCGCCGCGCTTCGGATTGACCAGGGCCGGATACTTCGCCGCCAGCGCGTCGGCGTCCATGCCGGTCGCCGCGAGCTGCCGGTACATGACGTGTCGCTCGTACAGGATCACGGGCCGCCCGTCCGGCAGGAAGCCGGCGCCGCGCGATTCCACTTCGTTGACGGCGCGCACGGCCGCGAGATCGACCTGTAGCCGATCGGCCGCGCGTTGCAGGTCCGCGTCGGTCAGGTGTCGCGGGTCGCGCTGACCGGCTGCGAGCGTCGACCAGGTCTTCGGGCCGGCGATGCCATCGGCGACCAGGCCGTGTGACGCCTGGAACGCCAGCACGGCGGTGCGGGTCGCGCTGCCGTAGATCGAGTCGGTGTCGAGGCGCGCGCCGGAGGCAACGAGCTGGCGCTGCAGGTAGCCGACGTCGGCCCCGCGGTCGCCCAGGCGCAGGGTCTTATACATGGCGCCCCCACAGCTTGAACTGCAGCACGCGCGCGATCAGGGAGTCGCGTGGGTCGCCGCGGTGGAACAGCTCGACGACGTTGCCGCGCACGCCGTACACGGCGAGGCACAGGACGCCGACCAGCACCGTGTCGGCGAGGCTCGCCGGCGGCAGCGTGCCGAACGCGGCGCGGATCGGCGCAGCGCCGGCGGCGACGGCCAGCGCGTAGGCCAGGCACGACGCGAGCGGCCGGTGCGCGCCGGCGCCGCGGCGGAACGTCACGAGGCGCAGCGCGAGCGCCGCGCACAGCAGGGCGTAGAGGGTCGTGAGCATCACTTTTGCCTCCCCTTGAACACGTTCAGCAGCCGGTCGGGCGCGTCGGCCTGGGCGATCAACCACAGCAGCAGCTTCACGACGAGCGCGGAGGCGATCAGCGCGCCGATGCCGGCATGGACCTCGACGCGCGCCGGCAGCACGGCATCGAGCGCGGTCGCGAACAGCTCGGCGGTCAGGCAGCCAGCGACGAACGAGATCACGAAGAACGCGACGCGCTTCGGGATCGACGGGTCAGCCGCGGTCATCACGAACAGCAGGGAGCCGGCAAAGGCGCCCATGACGACGTTGGCGTCGACGCCGGGAAACAGCGACAGCGTTGCGACGCCGAGCGCCGCGACCGTCGCGGACGACGTGGAAATTGGTTCAGCCATCTTCAGTCCCATAACTGGAGCCGCTCGGCGCCGGATTGCGCCGCTTGCGGTACTTCGTCGGGCAGCTCGACGAGCAGCCCGTGAGGCAGGACCGGGCCGTATTGCGCCAGGTCCCGGTTGAGGTCGAGCACGGCCTCGACGACGCCGCGCGTGCGGCCGAGCACGCGCCAGCACAGCGCGTCGAGGGTTTCGCCCTGCAGCGCGCGGACCTCCATCAGATCAGCTCCACCGTTACGCGCGGCCGGCCGACGATGTCGCTGATTGCCCAGCGTGCATCGCGGCGCAGCTCGTCGCCCTGCGGCTCGAGCTCGTCGGCCCGACGCGCACCGTCGCCCGTCGTGTCGTAATCGCGGTACCGCTCGATGAGCGTCGCCTTCGCCAAGCAGTACACGGCGCGCCGGTAGTGCTGCAGCCGCACGCTTTCGTCGTCGAGCTGGTCGGCCGGCACGTCGGCGAGCCGCACGATGCCGGCATCGCGCCACGCCGCGCGGGCGCTGCGCAGCTCGTCGTTCACGCTCGCGACCGCGGCGAGCAGCTCGTGCCGCAGGCGGGCATCGGTGACGGAACCGTCGAGGCGCATCGTGTCGCGTGCATGCTCGAGCGACACGTCCGGGTAGAACGGATCGTTCTTGATCGGCTTGGCTGGTTCAGCTTCCGCCGGCGCGCGCGGCAGCGGCGGGGTCGAGACAAAGGACATGATCAGGTTCGTGTCGGTGATTGGTAGAGGCGGTGGACGGGGCTTTCGCGCGGACAGTGCCGGCTACGGCCCCGTGCCGCCTGGTGCGCGGGGTACGCTCGGTGTCAGCCATCGGAGCCGGACTGGCCCCCGCTGGCGGAGTTCTTCAGCTCGCGCTCGAGCCGCTCGATGTCCTTCTTCACGCCCACGTTCGCGAAGAGTTGCAATGCGCGGCGCAGGTGGTCGAGTGCGGTCGCGGGATACACGGCGGTGAGGCCGTAGCCGATCGCCTTGTGCAGCTTCGCGCGCACCTCGTCGGGCATGTCGGCCGCGGCCGTGAGCTGCTCGATGTCCATCAGCGGCTCGACCTGGATCGACTCGCCGGCCCGGTTCGCGCGCAGCGCCGCGTCGGCGAATTCCTCGACAAGCAGGCAGGGCGTGCTGCGCTTGAACTGGTCGGGCAGCGTGAGGCCGTGCCGCAGTGCATACGCGCCGATCTCGAGCGCGCCCTGGTAGTTGCCGACGTCGACGCGCCAGACCATGATCGTCATCAGCACGTCGTCCTGGGCGCCGGCCGCGCCGTCGAGCACGCCCGCGACCCACGCGTCGTATGCGGGCAGAAACTGCCGCTTCAGATCGGCCTTGCGCTCGAGCGACTCGACGGCCTTCAGCGCACGGCGGTGTTCGTCGAGCTGCGCGAGCATCAGCGTATATGCCGAGTCGTCGCGCAGCCCGCCGACACTCGCCGGCGCGCCGCGCGCGGCCGTCGCCGCGACGGTGCGCTGGAAGTGTTGGCGGAACGGGTTCGTCATGCGCCACCCTGCGGAGCGGGCGGGGCAGCGTCGACGAGCTGGATGTTCTCGACCACGCAGCCGGCGCCGTACTGCTCGATCACGTACGCATCGTTCGAGCTTTCATAGTTCTCGATACGGTCGCGCTCGGGCACTTCCTTCAGCGAGCGCCGGCGCGCGCTCGTTTGCCAGTAAATCGACAGGTTGTCCAGGCGCGTGACCATCAGCGCATGAGCTGGGAAGTACGGGACGCTGACGGCCGGCAGGTTGCCGACGCGCTTCTGCGAGACGACGATGTCGGTTGCGAGCGTTTCGGTCGACGGCTGCGCCTGGTTGATGAGCGGGAAATACTTGTCCTGGAGCAGCTCGCGGCCGCAGATCACGACGAGATTCGGGTCTTCGGCGTACCACGGGTCGAGGAACTCGTTGCGCGCGAGCGAAACGACAGCGTCGAGATTCTTGAATTCCTCGCCCTTGCCGATCTTCACGCCCGAGAACACGCGTTGCTTTGCGTTATTGCGGTACTGCTGCAGCCAGCCGATGTTCACGTCCTGAAGCAGCGGGTTCGCGGCGAGATCGGTATCGTCCGCAACCTTTACGCCGTTCCATCCGATCATGATGCGATCGAGTGCCTGGCGCACGACGATGGAATCGCGCAGGCGCGCCTGGAAGTCCGGGAACTTCGCCCACGCGTCGAGCTGCTGGTAGCGAATATGGTGGTCGTAGTTCGTCTTCTCGCAGCGGTATTTCTGGCCATCGAGTGCCGAGAGGTCGCGCGTCTCGCGTGCTCGCTTGGTCGTATCGGTGCGGCTTGCGATCGGGCCGGATACGCCAAGGCCGATCTTCTCGCCCTCCATTTCCTCGACGCCGTGGATGTTGATCCGGCCGAGGAATGCGCTCGACTCCTGAATCTTGGTTTCGACCGTTTGCTGCACGCTCGGCGCGACCGAAAACTTCTTCGTCGCATCGTTGACGCCGTTCAGTTCCTGGATGCGGGCCAGGTACCGGTTGTACTGCTCGCGGGTGGTGTTCCGCATGGGTTCTCCGTCTATGGGAAAAGGGATGAGGGCGGGTTAGCAGTCGGTCTGCGCCGCGTTGTCGCTGCCCGTCGACGTCGGCCGCTGTTGCGTGCTGCTGTCGGTGCGCGAAAGTTTCTGGACCAGCTCGCTGTGTCGCTTGTCGCCGTCCTGCTGCGCGCGCTTCAGCTCGTCGAAATTCGTGTTGTACTTTTCGAGCTGCTCGAGCACCTGGCTCTGGCTTTCCGCGAGCGCGACGACCGATTGCGAGAGGTCGGAAAAGCGCTGGTCGTCGGTCGCTTCCTTGCGGTTCAGCAGGCCGAGCACCTTCGAGAACAGCGACTTGCCTGCATCGTTCGTGCGCACCGCGTCTTCGTCCAGCTCGATGTCAGCCTCGACCGAAGCGCTGAACAGGTTTTCCGGGCGCTGCTTGCGCTTATCGAGCGCCTTGCTCTTCGCGCTGAATTCGAGCATTTCGGTGCCGAGGCTCGCCGGGTTGTCGGTGACGGCGAGGCCAACCAGGTACGCCTCACCGGTGCCGGCGAAGTCCGGGTCGACCTCCATCGACGTGTAGACCTTCTGGCGCTGCTCGGTGGTCATTGCGATCAGGTCTTTCGTCGGCGAGAGCTGCGCGAGCAGGCGCGTTTTGCCATCCTGCTCGTCGGTCTTCAGCGCGATCACGTCGCCATATGCGCGGAATGCGCTGTCCGGATACATGCCGCGAATGTGTTCCATGTTGATTCGGGCGCCGTACTTCTTCGGATCGTAGTTGCTCGCCATTTGCTCGAGCATCTTGCGGTCGATCTTTCGGCCGTCCGTGGTCGCGCCTTCCGTCGCGATGCAGAAAAATTTCGTCTTCTTTGCGTCCTGTGCCATGTGCGAATCCGCTGAGAGGGGCTGTGTTCAGGGATTCCAGTGTCGGCAGTTCGAACCCGCGTCGCAACGCATGTTGGTTGTGGACGCAACAGATACAACCGTATGCAGTAGGGCCTACGCGCGCGCGTCGGTAGCCTTGCTGCATGACTGCTTTTCCCATTGATTCATCCGACGTCGATCCCCGTCGGCGCGCTCGCGACCTGTACTGGCAGGGGTATCGCATCGCGCGCATCTCCGAAATGCTCGGCGAGAAGCCGGCCACGCTCTATAGCTGGAAGCGGCGCGACCGATGGGACGACACCGAGCCGGTCGATCGCGTCAACATGACGATCGAAGCGCAGTTGATCAAGCTGGTGACGAAGGAGGCGAAGGAAGGGCGCGACTACAAGGAGATCGACCTGCTGACGCGTCAGCTCGACCGGTTGAGGCCGCGCCCGGCGAACGATGCGAAGGTGAGCGAATCCGGGAGCGCGGGTGGCACGCGCCGATCGCGCAGCTCGGACGAGCGCAATGCGTTCAGCGACGAGCAGATCGAGAAGCTCAACGACGCGTTCCTCGAATCGATCTTCGAGTATCAGCGCGGCTGGTATCGCGCGGGCTTCAAAGAACGTATCCGCAACATCCTCAAGAGCCGCCAGATCGGTGCGACCTGGTACTTCGCGCGCGAGGCGCTGCTCGATGCGCTGAACACGGGCCGCAATCAGATTTTTCTGTCAGCCAGCAAGGCGCAGGCGCACGTGTTCCGGCAGTACATCGTCCAGTTCGCGAAGGACGCGGTCGGCGTCGAGCTGCGCGGCGATCCAATCGTGCTGCCGAACGGCGCGACGCTGTACTTCCTCGGCACGAACGCACGCACCGCGCAGAGCTATCACGGCAACCTGTATTTCGACGAGTACTTCTGGGTGCCGCGCTTCCAGGACCTGCGCAAGGTCGCGTCCGGCATGGCGATCCATTCGCAGTGGCGGCAGACCTATTTTTCGACGCCGTCGAGCCTGGCGCACGACGCCTATCCGTTCTGGTCCGGCGCGCTGTTCAACAAGGGCCGCCCGAAGGATCAGCGCGTGTCGCTCGATCTCTCGAATGCGGCGCTGGCGCCGGGCCGCGCGTGCGGCGACGGCCAGTGGCGGCAGATCGTGACCGTCGAGGACGCCGTGCGCGGCGGCTGCAACCTGTTCAACCTCGAACGCCTGAAGCTCGAATACAGCGCCGACGAATACGCGAACCTGCTGCTGTGCCAGTTCATCGACGATTCGCTGTCGGTGTTTCCGCTGTCGACGATGCAGTCATGCCTGGTCGACACCTGGGAAGTGTGGGACGACTACAAACCGCTGTACCTGCGCCCGTTTGGCGACGAAGAGGTATGGATCGGCTACGACCCGTCACGCACGCGCGATAGCGCCGGCTGCGTGGTGATTGCGCCGCCGAAGTATCCGGGCGGGAAATTCCGCGTGCTCGAGCGGTTCCAGTGGCACGGCCTGGACTTCGAAGCGCAGGCCGCGCAGATCGAGGCGCTGACCAGGCGCTACCGCGTCACCTACATCGGGATCGACACGACTGGCATGGGCCAGGGCGTCTACGAGCTGGTCACCAAGTTCTTTCCGGCCGCGACGCCGATCCGCTACTCGGTCGAGGTGAAAGCCATGTTGGTGATGAAGGCGCAGAACGTGATCCGCAAGGGCCGGCTGGAGTACGACGCCGGATGGACCGACCTGACCGCCTCGTTCATGGCGATCAAGAAAACGATCACGCCCAGCGGCCTGCAGGTGACGTACACGACAACGCGCTCGGAAGAGGCGAGCCACGGCGACCTGGCCTGGGCGTGCATGCACGCGCTTGCGAACGAGCCGCTCGAGGGGGCGACTGCCACCAATACCGGATTCATGGAGATTTTTTGATGTCACGCAAGTATCGACGCGGCGCTGGGCGCCGCACGCAGGACCGCGCCGAGCCGGCAGTGGAGTCGACCGCGGCGCCGGCGCCGCGCGCGGAGGTGTTCTCGTTCGGCGATCCGGTAGAAGTGCTCGATCGGCGCGAGCTGCTGGACTACGTGGAGTGCATGCGCATGGGGAACTGGTACGAGCCGCCGCTGCCGCTGGACGGCCTCGCGCGTTCGTTCCGGGCCGCACCTCATCACAGCTCGGCCATCTACGTGAAGCGCAATATTCTCGTGCAGGCGTACATCGAGCATCCGTTGCTGTCGCGTGCCGACTTCAGCCGGTTCGTGCTCGAGTACCTGGTCTTCGCGAACAGCTACCTCGAGCTGCGCACGAACCAGCTCGGCACGCCGATGGCGCTGAAATCCGCGCTGGCGAAATACACGCGGGTTGGTGTCGAGCCGGATCAATACTGGTTCGTGACGAACGTGCGCGAGCCGCACGCGTTTCCGAAGGGCGCCGTCTATCACCTGTTCGAGCCGGACCTGAACCAGGAGATCTACGGGCTGCCGGAATACATGTCGGCGCTGAACTCGACCTGGCTGAACGAGAGCGCGACGCTGTTCCGCCGGCGCTACTACAAGAACGGCAGCCATGCGGGCTTCATCCTGTACATGACCGATCCGGCCGACAAGCAGGAGGACGTCGACAACCTGCGCTCGGCGCTGAAGAACGCGAAGGGGCCGGGCAACTTCCGGAACCTGTTCATGTACGCGCCGAAGGGGAAGAAGGACGGCATCCAGCTCCTGCCGATCGGCGAGGTCGCGGCGAAGGACGAGTTCTGGAACATCAAGAAGGTGACGGTCGAGGATCAGCTCGCGGCGCACCGCGTGCCGCCGCAACTGATGGGGATCATTCCGTCGAACGCCGGCGGGTTCGGCGACGTGGAGAAGGCGGCCGGGGTGTTCAATGACCTCGAGATCGAGCCGCTGAAGGCGCGGCTTCGGGAGGTGAACGGTAAGCGGCTCGCGAGAGCCGTCGTAGACGGCAGCGAGGATCGACGTCAAAGTGGTGCCCATCACTTCGAAAATGAT